AATCGTTTTAGGTCCGGCGAATTCGTCGGCGGTGGCTGGTTTATGGTGTTGGTGGTGGCAATGGTTCTTGCATTCGTGTTGCTGGCCTGGCTGATCGATTAAGGATAATCCCACGGCTTCCACGGGTTTGTCCGGCCGCCGTTGCCGAAGTTGCTGGCGGATGATTCCGGTACGCTTTTCTGTACGTTCTTCTGGTTCCAGTGGATTTCCTGGTCGACGGTGGTGGCCGCGAATTCAAAACCCAGGTCACCGGCATAAAGGCTTTGCTGGTGCTCGTGGCTGTAGCGCCATTCCGAGGCCCGGTTGAGGTCGATCAGGTGGCTCTCGCAATACACGTTTATGGTGGCGCTGGTTTCCTCCTCCGTGATGGTCATGTGATCCATGCGGCCGGTAAATATCTCGATTGGATCAGCCACGACGGAACCGCCGCCATCCAGCGCGCCGATCCACAGGCTGACATCCTGCCCGCGTATTTTATCCGCCAGGGCAATCGCCAGCATACTCGGGTCGACTCCCGACAGGCTCAGCGTGGCACCATTGGCCCGGACCTCCGTATTCTCAGCGGCAAAGGATACCTGCCCCAAGGTGCCGATACCGGTCCAGGTTTGCGCGTTCCAGGAGAGGTTTCCAATGCCATCCCATACCCGCACCGTGCCGGATGGAAAATCCAGATAGGCAATCACAATAGGCCGCCAGGCTGCGGCGGTTACCTCGGTGATCATGCCAGCGGTAAGGGATCGGCTCATTGGGCTTGAAAGGCGTTGAATTTAATACCGAAGATTTTGGCGTCGCCAATGTCCCAACCGGTGTCGTTATCGGCCAGGCGGAAGGCCACGGTGGTTTCCCCCGAGGCCCCGGCATCGTAGTCGGACACATCAAGGTTGAAAGTATTGTACATGCCCTGCTGCGCTAACAGCCAGGTGACCCAGGCGGTGGCCTGGCTCTCAGTCATGGGCGGCAGGCTGGCCTCGATCACCCATTCCTCGCCCGGGCGCTTTTGCACCTGCTGGGCGTAGCTGATCGGGCTTTTGGCCATGGCCACGGCAAAGCGCTTGCGCACCTTGATGCTGGCAAAATCCGGCGATGTGGGCATGGTAGCCATCAGGCAATCCCCCTCCTGCGGTTTTTATCGGCAATCGCGGCCTCGGTGGCCTGCGATATAGCGGGAACGGCCTGGCGGATCTGCGCCCGCACATCGGCCAGGTTGGTCGGAAAATTGATCGTCTGGTTGACCGTCACGGTATCGCCTCCGGCATAACCCCCCTGGCCCAGCATCCCCGCAATCGCGTGGTGAGGAATAATGGTTCCCGGGCTGCGGTCGATGCGTAGCTCGGGGCCATTCTCGCCGACTAGGTAAGGACGGCCCACAGGCGGGTTGCCGCCATCCGCGAAGCCACCCGCAAAGGCCGAGGATAAACTCGACCACCAGCCACTGCCACCACTGCCGAAGCTGCCGCCGGAGCCGCCCGTTTTGCCCCTCGTGCCGCCAATCCCCAATGCCTGGAGAAACGGGGCCACGATGGCCGCCTCCAACTGCGCCGCGGCGAGTTGCCGGAGCACCCGGGCCAGAAAACCCTTGATACCCTGCTCCCCATCGAGCAAGGCTGCGGTGAGGTCGCGCGGGAGCGCCTTGGTCATATCTTCCCAGTTGTCTATAAATACATTGATCGGTTTTGGATCGAGGCTTTCCTCATAGGAGGCTTTGATCCGGCGCATGGCTTCTTCGAATTCTTCAGCCCTGTAAGGCATGGCTTCAATAGCCTTTTCCAGTAACTTAACTTGCTCCTGGTATCGCTCTAGTGGAGAAATCGTACTGGTAAGAATAGATTTCAGCCGAGCGGATTCTTCCGCAGTCAAAGCTAGAACATTGGATACACCCTTTTGAGCAAGCTGGTATTCTTGAGCATAAACAACGGCCTCAGGGTACTTATCAATCAACCTGGTAGTTGATTCCCCAAGTTCATCCTGGGCGGCCTTAAGGTTTTTGATCTGGCGCTCCAAATATTCGAACTGAGGCGAGCCTTCCGCAAAGGAATCACGGTTGATAATGGCATTGGATAAATCAATAGCCAAGGCCTCTTCCGCCGCCACCTTCTTTTTGACCATCGAAGCCAGTAGTGAATCAAATTTCACCTCCAGCTCGTTAAGGTCTTCGCCGAAATTTGCACCAAAGGCTGTCGTATCAAAAACGAATTCTGGGGCAACGGAACTCGAACGCCTCAATTCCTTAATGCGGCCGGCCAGTTTATCTAGCTTGGCGTCATCGCCGGCAAGATTAAGTCCTTCAAGAGCCGAGAATCCTATACCGGTTGCTTCCGCCCAAAAGCTTTTCCAAGAGCTTTTAGCCTCGTCAATGTTGGTTTTCAGATCGGCCAGCTTCCGTGTCTGGGAGGCTTCTATGACCTGCCCGAACATCTGGGCACGTATGGAGTACTCAGCAAGGCCTTTTGCGCCATCCTTCAAGATGTTGACAAAGGAAACCCCCTCGGAATCGAACGCCTTGAAAGCCAGGCGCAAGCGTTCCTGGTCGCTTTCCGCATTCTTGATCACATCAGCGTATTCCCGCATCACTTCCATGGTGCCCCTGGTGCGGCCTTCTGCATCGCGAGCGGCAATGTTGTATTGATCGAGGGTTCCTTTTAATTCTCCTCCACCCTGGGCTGCTTCTGCCAGTCGACGGGAGAACCGTTGCAGGCCCATGTCAATGGTCTGCTGGGTAATATTGAATTGCTCTCCGGCAAATCGAAGCTCCTGCAATGTGGTGGTAGTAAGACCGAGCTTGTCGGCCGTGTTCTGCAATTGGAAGCTGCTGTCTATGACATCAAAAATGCTCTTCTTGATAGCGTTGAGGCCTAACGTCACGCCGGTAAATGCGGCGATCTTGCCCAGCCCGGCCATGGCCGTGGACATATCGCGCGACATGGTCCGGCCCGAGGTCTGCATCTTACGCCGGATCTTGGCGTTGGCGGCGTCGAGATCCTTCTCCAGCTTCGCCGTGCGGGCGCGCAGGTCGAGGAATAGACTGGCAACAGCGGCGTCAGCCATTAGTTTTGCCCTCCTCCGGCCAGTAGCATTTGAAGGTAAACCAGGCGTTGCTTGTCGGTGAGTTTATCTTCCTTGACCGGTTCCGGGTCCGCCGGTGAGGCATCGGGCAGGAAGTCGGCCGCTTTGAAAGGATCGGCCACCTTGCGGCCTGGCGGTGTCCAGAGCCGTTGAAAGAAGTTGCCCACCGTGGCCAGCAATACCGCATCGCGTTCCAGCCCCCGGCGATGCCGGCGGCCATGCTCGACCATAAGAGCGTCGAGCATCGCGGGTGTGTATTGCATAAACTCATCATCGCTCAGGCCGAGGGTAAGGCGGCAGAAGGCCCACGTTTCGAGGTGCCCGTTTTTTTTTCCTTGTCGGGCGTGCCCGCCATGATGGCCTCCAGCACCACTTTCGCGATGTCCGGAGCGGTGGCCGGGGTGATGTATTCGGCCAGGTCTTCCGGATCGGGAAAACGCGCCAGGTCTTCCTTGGCCAGCATGGCCCAGGTATAGACGAGCAACTCGTGGTAACTCCACCCGCCGCCCGGCTGGCCGCCACCAAGGGTGGCTTTTTGGCGGCTCAGCCGGAACAGGGAATAGTTGCCGTAACGGATGGTGCAGGGCCGGTCCAGTTGGATGACGGCCTCGCCGGTTAGTTTTGGGTCCATGATTGGTGGCGTTGGTGGTGGTTATTAGCCCTCGGCGTCGCCCGTGGTGAAGGCTCCGGTAATCTTGAGGCCAAACGACAGGCCGACCACGCCCTCCTCGGGAATCTCGAACGGCTCCCAACTGGTGACAAAGGCGCTGAACTGGATATAAGGCCCGGAAGGCAATACGATGCGGAACGTGCCCGCGGTGCGGCCCGTGTATTTGGCATAGACAAGCAACTGGTTCGAGGCGTCGGCCACTTCGGGATCGAGGTGCCCGGTTACCCGGCACTCCCCGCCGTCTTTATAGCCCGGGAGGTATTCGCGAAAATAACTGGCGGAGGAGAGGTGAGTGGCATCAATGAGATTCAAGGTGCCGGATGGTGCGGATATGCTTACGATGTTGGTAATGCTATCGTAAGCGCTGGTGCCGTCATAGAGTTTCAGGAGAGTTCCCGGTGAAGTGGTCTTGGCCATAGTATTGAGTGGTGGTGGTTAAGTGGTGGTGGTTAAATTAAAAAAAGGTTCTTAGCTGTTGCGGTGCATAATGCGGAAATCGCAAGGCAGGTGCCAGTAGCCGCCCGGGGTATCGTCAACCCACATCTCAAGAGTATTTATAAAGCGGATACTTTTGAAATCGGTGGAGCCGTAGCTGATGGCCTGGCCATGCAGCAAGGTACGAAGCGCTTCGCGGATGGAAACGCAAGTGGCGTGCAAGCGGTCGAATACCGACACCTGGATCGTCGTGGTCTGCCAGCCATCGTCGCCGGTAAGCACCCAGCCGGGCTCGGTGGTGACACTGGTGAGCCGCAGGTTGGGAAACGTAGGGCTTTGCGGGAGTTTCCCCCAGTAAATGCGGGTCGATACCAGGCTCCGCAACGCGGTGCCATCGGCATGATTTGCCAGGTAGCCGTAAAAATCCTGCTCGTACGTCATAGCCTGATAACCCCCTTGTCTCTAAGCCGGGCGGCATCCAGCGGAATATCGCGTTTCAGTTTGCGGATAAAGCGCCGTTGCATGTCGGTGCTGGTCCGGGTAAAAGCCCGGTTAATAAAGCGATTGGGCGCACTGTGCACCGTGCCATACATGACCAGGTGCAGGTATTTGGAAGGCCGTTGCTTGCGGCCGCTATAGTAGCGCACAAAATTATCCTTAATGCCGACCATGGCGTGAACCACGCCGCCGGTGCGGTAGATGCGCACCCGCTTGCCGATGGCTTCCTTGAGTGCGCCGAAATCCTCTGGCGCTTCTTCCTCGACCGCCTTGACGGCCGGAGTGATGGCAAAGGTGGCGGCTTTCTTGATGCTGTTCTGTTGGAACTTCACGGGCATCAGGTCAAAGATGCGCTTGAGGTTGCCCAGCCCGGAAATCTGAAAACTGACTGACTCAGCCATCGTTGCGCCTTTCTGCATAGAGTTTCAGATACTCCTTGCGGCCGATCTCCTCGGTGGAGGTGATGTCGTAAATAATGGAATCGTAAACGATGCGGTTGGCCGCGTTTACATCGGAGCGCCAGCGGATGGTGAAACTGGTGATCACCTTGGCAATCTCTTGGCCTTCGGCATTGCGCTCGCTGCCACTGGTATCCTGGCGGCGGCCCCATACGGTGGCCAGGGTGCTCCAGCTTTCCACCGGCTCACCCGTAACGCCCTGGGCCGGAGTATTGACCTGCAAAACCAGGCGGCGATCCATAAGGCCCGGGTTCATAGCCACCTAACTTTCAGTTCCTTGAGCAGCCACTCGGCCGTCATGGGCACGGGAACCGGGTTGCCCGCCATTTGGACGGGCAGGCGGTTCTCATAAAAGTGATTTACCAGGTAAAGAATGGCCTGGTGGAACCGGCTGGGCACATCGTCGCCGCTGGCTCCATAGCCGCAGGTGTAATTGACCACCAGGCTCGACAGGGTCGACTTGATGGCGGGCATATCCTCAAAGAGTATCCGGCCCGGGCTGGTCTCAGTATCGACGGTGTAATAACTGGTGGCCAGCGTCTGCTGGTCGCCATCGGTATCCACATACGTGATACTGGTTACCGACACCAGCGGCGGCCGGGGCAGCTCAATGATGTTGCCCGTGGGCAAGGTGCCATTGTCGAAGGTGGCGCGCCAGGTCTGCGTGATGAGTGCGCGGTTGGTAAACGCCTCCGCCCATTCGCGGGCAACGGTGATGAGTGTCATAATGTATTCATCCTCACCCAGCCCATCGGCCCGCAATGCGGTGCGCGCCGTGGCAAGGCTTACCGGCTCGGTGGCCGGTGCCGTTACCAGGCGAAAACCGCTGATCTCATCAATAAGCATCGCTTACTTCTTGGAAGGTTCGGCGGCGGTTCCGGCCTTCTTGGCCACGGTGATCTTGCCTTCAACCGCCAGGTTGCGCTTGACCCAGTAAAAACCCTCAACAGCGGGAACGGTTCTATGATCCCCGGGTTTCAGGATGACGGTGCGCGGGCCATTGGCCGAGGGTTCGGAAATCGAAAATTCCTGCGTGATGGTAACTTCAACCAGTTTGCTTTTTTCTTTGGACATGGTTTTTACTTTTTTGGATTGGTGATTCGAACACTCCGGAGGTCTGGCTCTAAGTGCCTGCCCCATAGGGCAGGCAGGAGAACCAGGTTTCGCAGTGGATACAGTAGATTAGGATGCTGCGCCGTGGGCGAAGTAAGTCATCGCGTTGGCGATGGTCATGCCGCCATCAACGCGCTTGTGAAACTTGAAACCGATCTGGCCGTTGGCCGCGTAAAGCTCATTGAGCCGTTGCGCGACCATGTTGAGGCGGTCAATGATAACGTAGTTTTTCCAGTCGCCGAAGCAGATGCCGCGGGAGGCAGTAGCCGGAACCGGCGCGCTGTCGGAGGTCTCGAAGGGACGGCCGAGCAACATGTCAGGCTGGCCCATCTGGGTTGATGGCTGCCAAAGGTATTGGTCATTTTGGTCCTTCAGTTTGCGAACCAGTTTGGCGTGGCCGTCGGAGGCGACCCATACCGCATTCCGGCGGTATTTCTTGGCCAGGCCGTAATAGGTATCGATCAGGTTATCGAAGGTGACAACCGGAGTGGCGCTAACCGCTCCCGTTGTGCCGGTGACAGATACGCCAGCCACAGCGGTGGTTTGGAAAATACCTTCAGGCTTCAGGGTGTTGTTTCCATCGATAAATGCGTCTTCTTCTTTGTCAGCGAATTCTTCCATGGCCATTTCCCGCAAGCGGCCTTCCAGGTTGTAAGCGTTGTCCATCAACAGCTCTTCCGAGACTTTGACGATCCCGCCCAACTTGAAGGCGCTCAGCACGATATTGCCAAAGACGGGATCGTTGGTGCTGTATGCACCTTCTTCATCGATCCAGGTAAAAGCACCGCGCGCGGTTTCGACCGGGATATTGCGATCGGATGCCGTGGTGATGGTCGTGGCATACTGCCGCATGACGACCAGCTCCTTCAGTTCAGTGATGAGCTGCTGTGCCCATTCCTGGGGCACCAAGTAACCACCCTCGGCATCAGTGCCGACTTCCAGGGCGTTGGTAATATCGGGGCCAATGCCATTGCGGCCCTTGCGGCAATAGCCGTTGAAAAAGGCGTTGGCATATTCCTTGGTGGCCAGCTTATTAACAGCACCATCGGCGCCAAGGCTGGGTTTGAAAGGCGAGTTAGGAACGGTCTTGAGTTCGTTCTCGACCTGGCGCAATTGCTCCTCGCGGCGGATCTCGTTGTTGAGGCGCTGGATGTCGGCCTCAAAGGCTTCGTATTTGGTGGTCTCGTCAGCGGTAAAGTCGCGTTTCTCGGTGTCGGCGAGGTCAATGACCTTGCGCATATTGGCCACCAGGCCGGCGAGCTTTTGTTTTTTTTCAGTGATATTGGACATGGTGTGGTTTTTAGTGGTGTTTAAGTGGTTATGGTGTGGGCCAAAAGCGCTTGCTTGCGCTTGTACACAGCCAGCGGAGTTGGTTTAAAAGTGGGT